CCGGCTGACTGGGCCCCTACGTTCATCCCAAGGCATGTGCATGCCCCCAAGCCAAGGTTCTTGCTCTCGTGGGTTATAAACCCTGAGCGGATAGCCTCAGAGGACGGAGGATCCCTTGCTAAAGGGAGTTTACTCCATTCTTGGCGCACTAACGGGTGAAGATTCCCGCTCTGGTTCTACTGGTCCGTTCATGGGCATAGCGAAGAGCCATCCCCACCACCGGAGGGCTAGCACCCCGCCCGGGGGTGAGAGCCGACCAGTCTGAACTAACCTTAAGCACTACAAAACACTAAAGCTATGAACACTTTAAATGTCATGCAGTGGCTCTTATGGTTGAAAGGCGCGTTGCTCGTCACGATTAAGTACCTCTTGCTTCCTCTTTCAGCAGTCATCCCTACAATCTTTGCCCTAGCCGGTTTAACGGCGTGGGGACTCTACTTCTTCTCCACCGTAGTGGGCCAGGCCGTCCAGATCGTTCTCGATTTTGGATGGGACCGGATCCCCTTTTGGTGCAGTTGAAGTTTAAGACGGCTTTTAAGTCTATTAGACATTTTAAGCCACGGATTGGAGGGATGCGCTGGATCACGGCAGCGGAGATTTCTCGCGTCATCTCGCGCCTAGTCCGGATCCTTGGGCTGAGCCCGGGAGCATGGATGGTACTCGCGAACCGGATTACACGCCTTTATAAACTTGGTGGACCAAAATTCACCATTGCTTATCTTAAGGAGTGTCGGCTCGCGTTACTATGCTGGGTGAATACCAAACCTTATACTCCAAACCCTGGGGTTCGGATTCGGTTGACACCCGGCGGGCTGCCTCGGATCATTCCAGCGGGGATCCGGCCGGTGTCTATTGACACGGCCGCCTCACTGATTCTGATCCGTGGACTTCACACCGTATTCAACCTGTATAAAGTCATGGACTGGAAGGGAGCTAAGGCCGATTTCTCTTCGATTACCAATGCGTTTTCGGGAGTTATGCCGATTCTTCCTGTAGGAGAGATCGCTGCCGTTTTGAAACTGTTCACGTTGCCGGGTTTCCGTTTAGGATACTCGACTCCGTGGGTCAGTACTTCAAGTGGGCCTAATCACCCCTGGTCCCTCTGGGGAAGCGCGAAAGATGTATTCGGGTACGCCCTGAATCCCATAATACTTATGGTTTTCTGCGGGTATACCTGGGCAAGCGGACAGCGCCTTCTAGCCGTTTGGCTAGTGACGTTGTCGCACTTGATCCTACCCTTCGCTCTATTCCTTCGGTTCCGGAATACTCGGTTTCCGCTGGGGCGCCTTAGCGTCCTAGCGAAGGATGGAGGAGGAAAACGACGAATTGTAGGGGTGGTCGACTATTGGTCCCAATGGGCCCTTAAGTCTCTCCACGCCTATCTTTTCGAGGTTCTCCGACTCATCCCCCAAGATGGTACTTTTGACCAGATGGCGCCTGTTAAGGCCCTTCTGGACTTTTCCCGCCTTGGGTATCCGTCATACAGCTTTGATTTATCGAATGCTACCGACAGACTTCCAGTGGCTCTTCAGGAGCAGATTTTACATCTGCTTTCTGAGTCCCGAATTCTAGCGTGGTTTTGGCGGTTACTAATGACCGCCCGAACCTACTCGAACCCGGAGTCCGGCTACATTAAGTATGCAGTCGGACAGCCAATGGGAGCCCTCTCTTCCTGGGCCATGTTGGCAGTCACGCATCACGTTATCGTGCAGCTGGCTGCCTTCCGCTCAGGGTGGAAGGGTTGGTTTCCGCTCTATGCCCTCTTGGGAGATGACATTGTCATTCTTACCAAGGAGGTTGCGGACCAGTACTTGTCCATCATGCGTTTTCTAGGAGTCCCGATTAATACCGGGAAGTCCATTATCTCTGATAAAGGTCTACTAGAATTCGCTAAGCGGGTGGTGTCTCCACATTTTGGCGACATCTCTGGGGTATCCGGTCGGGAGCTATTACGCTTCACTCGGACGCCTGGACATGCTATCAATCTGTTTACACATTTGATGGATCTTGGTCTGATTGTATTTCCCAGCCAGGGTTTAGAAATGGTGAAGAGAATTGGGGTTGACCTGCGAAGGTTCCCCCCTTCTCTTCTCCTTGCGAGCGCCTATATGCGCAGCCGGGTGTCTGGAGTATGTCGTCTTCCGTCCGCCTTATGGCCAGAGGAATGGTTTCGTTTACTCCATGGACCGGAAGTAGCACGATCTACCGTACGTACGGTAGATCTCGGCTGGGTGACCCAAGGGTCACTTCGAGCCTGTGTGTCCTTCCGCGGCCGCGCCCTTATGCAGTGGAAAACGTTCCAGTTAACCTGGTATCGTTATCCTCTGTTTAAAGGGACACTCGCGGGGATTTTCTCAATCCCCTTGTTGATGATCTCACCTGGCCCTTGGGCTCAGTTCTATGCCTTGTGCGTGGCCCTGGTGGATAGCTCCCGAGATTACTCGAGAGCACGCTGGGAGTCCCTGCTCAATTCTGAGTGGGGAACCACGCTCACTATGGGTAAGGACCGTCTTCCGACTCCTTTCGAGTTCACGCCTCCGGCGTTGCCTGAATTGGAGTTCGAGGACGTTCCGAAATTGAATGCGCGTGCTGCCATTGAAGCTTTAGTATCATATCAAATGGAGGTGCTCCGATTATATCGGAAAGCAGCATTCCATGAGAAATACTTGGCTGTTGGCACATCCCGCGTTTCCATTCGAACAGGCTTAGCCCTCCCTGCACCCAAACGGATTAGCAACCCGTCTGAGATGAAAGGGTGGGTGCACGATTCGGCTTACTTCTAAGCTGAAGGACTGGG